CCGAGCAAAATCTCCCCAAAACAGTCCAGTACAGTCCCAGCCGGGCCGTGTGTGGGACAAACTAGGCAGGACTAATAGGGATATGACCAAAACTAAAACGCCTCTGCTGGGGGCTACAGAGCCTCGTTTACATACGCCATACCTAAAAGGAAAATCTCGAGGTAATGAGATAAAAGATTTAGCAGACTTGTTAGAGCTGCCGTTATTGCCGTGGCAGGAGTTTGTGCTTAACGATATTTGTACGGTGGACGATGCCGGGATGTTTGTGCGCAAAACAAACCTCGTATTGTGCGCCCGGCAAAACGGTAAAACACACCTCGCGCGTATGTTGATGCTGGCACACCTGTTTTTGTTTGACTCTAAAAATGTTGTAATTATGAGCTCTAATAGATCTATGGCACTGGAGACTTTTCGCCAAGTGGCCTATGCGATAGAGGGTAGCGATGCCCTCAGCAAACAGTGTAAGCAGATACGTTTTGCTAACGGTACTGAGAGTATCGAGTTACGTAATGGCGCTCGCCTCGATGTTGTAGCAGCTACACGCGATGGATCTCGTGGACGTACCGCAGACTTGTTATACATAGATGAAGTACGCGAAATTAGCGAGGAGGGATACCGCGCCGCGATGCCGGTAACTCGTGCCCGGCCTAATGCTCAAACCCTGCTTACCTCTAATGCCGGTGATGCGTTTAGTACGGTGCTCAATGACTTACGGGAAAGAGCTTTAAGTTTTCCTCCTAAAACCTTTGGCTTTTATGAGTATTCAGCCGAGCAATTTGCAAAGGTAACGGATCGTAAAGCGTGGGCGCAAGCTAACCCAGCGATGGGTTACACAATTACCGAGCAGGCTATAGAGGAGTCAGTAGCTACATCCGCTATCGAAACTACACGTACTGAGACTTTATGCACGTGGATCTCAAGCCTTGTAAGTCCGTGGCCGTATATGAGCGTTGAGGAGTCAGGAGACAAAACCCTAGAATTAAACCCGGGGCCTTTAACTATCTTTGGTTTTGACGTATCCCCTAGCCGCCGCGATGCAAGTTTATCTATGGGGCAGATTTTGCCCGATGGACGTATAGGTGTGGCCGTCCTCGAGGTTTTCCATAACGATGTAGCTGTAGATGATCTCTACATCGCCCAGCGCATTAAACACTGGACGAATATTTACTACCCTCGTACCGTTTGTTACGACAAGTACACTACCGCCACTATCGCCAAACGCCTTGAGATGAGCGGCGTAGCAGTGCAGGATATTTCAGGGATGGTTGCGTATCAGGCCGCCGGAGATCTCTATAACGCGTTGGTCAATAAAAAACTCGTGCACTCAGGGCAAAACGAGCTAGTCGAAAGTATGGCAAATTGCGCCGCTAAGGTCTCAGATGCCAGTTGGCGTATTGTGCGCCGTAAATCGGCTGGCCCCGTGGACGTGGCAATTAGCCTGAGTTTTATTATTCATATTCTAAATCAGCCCGTAGGTGAGGCTAAAGTTTACAGTTAGACACGTACACGATTAACTGAAATATGCTTGACTAAACGCCAAAATCCCTCTTATGGGATTACTACAGACTCTAGGTTTTAAGAGCGCCAATAAGCCAGCTATCGAGGCCCAATACGCGCCTGCCGTAATGAGTACGCAATACGGTTACGGATCATTTAATACTGGTAACACTTACGGATATAACGCAAGCGGTATAGATCGTAACTTTGCTTTACAAGTTGCATCTGTATCTCGTTGCTCAAATTTAATTAAAGGTGTTATTGCCGGTATCGAATTGAGTTTATACAAAAAATCTACCGGAGAAAAATTAGGCTCGCCTGTTTGGTTAGAGCAACCGGATATTAGACAACCTCGAAGTGTGACCATAAGTGCAACAGTTGATAGTTTAATTTTCTATTCTTGCGCGTATTGGCGTGTTACAAGTTTGTACGCCGATGACGGCAGACCATCCGGCTTTGAGTGGGTCGCTAATAATCGAGTTACATATACTACAAATAAATTTGGTACAGAAATAGAGGATTATTTTGTAGATGGCATTAAAGTACCTATGGGCGGTATCGGATCGCTTGTAACTTTTCAGTCTCTTTTACCTGGAGTATTAGATACAGCATCTACAACTATTAAAGCTGCTTACGATATACAACGTGCGGCAGCCGTAAGTGCACAAACTCCAATGGCCACCACTGTGCTCCGGAATAATGGAGCGGATTTACCTGAGGCGCAAGTACAAGGTTTATTAGCTAGTTGGAAAGCATCACGCGCATCACGTAGTACTGCATATTTAACTTCTACTCTTAGCGTAGAAAATGTTGGGTTTAGTCCTAAAGATATGATGTATAACGAGGCATCACAATATTTAGCAACTGAAATTGCTCGCGCTATGAACGTACCGGCATATTACATAAGTGCAGATATGAATAACTCAATGACGTACCAAAATATTTTAGATGGACGTAAAGAATTTATTGCATATACATTACAACCTTATATTTGTGCTATTGAGGATCGTTTATCTATGAACGATATTACAAACTCAGCTAACCAGGTGCGTTTTGCAGTAGACGATACGTTTTTACGTGCCGATGCTATGGAGCGCCTCAACGTTATAGAAAAAATGCTAAATCTAAATCTCATCACCGTAGAACAAGCTCGGCAGATGGAGCAACTCACACCGCTAGGAGATCCAAGTGCTACTAACGTTTAGTCAGGAAATACAGGCAGCCGATACAGAGCGCCGCACAGTCTCAGGACTTGTAGCACCGTATGGCGAAATAGGTTTTACAAGCGCTGGGCCAGTTATGTTTGAGCGCGGATCTATTGCTATTCCGGATGCCTCAAAAATTAAACTTTTATCGCAACACCAACAAGATAAGCCAGTAGGCCGCGCTATTGCATTTAGCGACTCAACGGATGGCGTATACGGATCCTTTAAGTTATCGAGCAGCTCTCGAGGACAAGATGCGCTCGTATTAGCTCAGGAAAACCTAGTAAGTGGCTTATCCGTAGGTGTGGATGTAACCGCATCTAAGCCAATGGGTGATTACCTGTTAGTAACGGCGGCGGTTCTCAAAGAGGTATCGCTCGTTGAGAGCGCAGCCTTTTCCAGCGCATCCGTAACTGATATTGCAGCCGCTCGAGCAGCGCTTGAGGCAGCTACAAGTACAAGCACAAAAACAACAACGATAAATACGACCATCGTAGAGATCGAAACCGAAACAGAAAGCGAGGATGCAGCAATGACTACTGCGCCTGAACCAACAACACCGGATGCACCGGCAGAGCAGGCTGTAGATGCTGCAAAAGTCGAGGCATCACGTCCGATTATCCGTCCATCCGTACTTGACTCACAAAGAGTTCGTACGCCGATTATTTCTATGGGTGCATACACAGAGCACAAAATTAAAGCAGCTCTCGGTAACGAGGACTCAAAACTCTATGTAACTGCAGCCGATGACTCATTTAGCACTAACCCAGGCTTTAACCCAACTCAATATCTATCAGAGTTCCCAACAAATACACGCTTTGGAACCCCGAGCATAGATGCCTGCAGTAAAGGGACCTTGCCTAGCCAAGGGATGACTATAAATGTCCCATCACTTGTTACTTCAGCCGGAGGTCAGTCAGGCGTTGCACCAGTTGTAACAGTTGAGGCTGAGGGTGGAGCTGTACAAAATACAGGTATGGTTACTGAATACCTTTCAGGTACAGTATCTAAATACTCAGGTATGAACACAATTAGTATCGAATTATTAGAGCGCGGATATGGTGACGGTAATTTCTTTAGTGAATTAACAAACCAACTCCAAAATGCGTATCTAAAAACTATAGATACAACAGTTAATGCTGCACTTATCACTGCCGGAACAGTTGCTACAACTGCTCAAGCAGCTACATCTGCAGGCATTATTGGTTATACATCAGAGGCAGCTCGCCTTGTTTATGAGGCAACAGGTTACTTTGCTAATAACTACATTGCTAACGGTTCACAATGGCAATTACTTCTCGGCGCGACCGATAGTACTGGCCGTCCAATTTACACAGCATCTAATCCTATGAATAATGCCGGTAGTTTGACTCCTGGCAGCATCCGCGGCAACGTGCTTGGACTCGATCTCTATGTAGATAAGAACTTTGCAGCTACTACAACAGTAGATGACTCAGCGATTATTCTTGCACCTGAGGCATTTACTGTTTACCAGTCACCACAGGCGTATATGTCTGTAAACGTTGTATCTAACTTGCAGGTACAAGTTGCAATTTATGGCTATATGGCAACTATCGCCAAGATGCCTAAGGGAATTATCCGCTACAACTTCACCTAAACAAAACCTATAGAAGTCGGGAGGGCTCATAGCCCTTTGAGCTCTCCCGGCCCATAGGTAGATCGGAGTAGACAAATGCCAGCTAGTTACGTAACAGAGGCTGAATTACGCGCTAACCTCGGTATTGGCGATTTATATTCGAGCGCCATAGTCGAGGAGTGTTGCCAGTCTGCTCAGGATCTACTCAACCAATTTTTATGGTTTGACTCTGCACCCGTAGTAGGCACCGCGTTACAAAATAACGTAGCTACTGTAATGATTTCTAACCCTGGTATTTTTACCACAGGAGATAGCGTTACGTTAAGTGGATGCGGAGCTACTTATAACGGCACGTACACAATTACCGGGACTATTCCTTGGTCTGCCGGTACTGCTACACAATTTCCCTCTATTGCTTTTAATAACCGATTAACTAATTACCCTAATGGCTATAGCTTTATTCAGTTTGCTAAAACTGCATCTAACGCTAATTTTACTCGTGTATTGCCTTATGGCTCAGCAGTAGGAGCAGATACTAAAACAGCCTCATACGCTACAACGCCTGCCGTCCGAGAGGCGGCAATGATCTTGGCCGTAGATATTTTCCAAGCCCGTCAGGTCAGCCAAACAGGCGGCGTAACTATTGACGGGTTTAGCCCTAGTCCTTACCGTATGGGTAACTCGATGATAGGCAAGATCCGAGGACTTATAGCCGGATACACAAACCCGGGAACGATGGTCGGATAATGCCAGCGCCAATAACAACGCTACGCGCATCACTAGCTAGTGCTCTAGCAAATAACAACGTGTGGAATACATACAGTTTTCCACCTCCAACCATTACAGCTAATAGCGTTATTGTCGCTCCGGCCGATGGCGATTACTTAACGCCAAGCAATAACACAAACTTAAATATTTCACCTTTAGCAAACCTGAAAATTATTTTGACGTGTCCTTTATTGGATAATCAAGGAAATTTGGCAGGCATAGAAACAATGGCGTGTGCAGTGTTTAAGAAATTAGCGCAGTCCACAATAGTAATGAACGTTGGAAGTATGTCCGCGCCCAGTGTGCTTAACGTGCAAAGCGGAGACCTACTTACGGCATCTTTCAATATAAGCGTACTAACGAGCTGGGAGTAGGAAATGAGTTATACAGAAGAAGATATAGCGTTTTTAATCAAGATCGGACAAATATCCGATACTGGTAAAAAAGAAACAAAGACAGCAGCCGCACCTATCGAGAAAACAGAGGAATAAAAATTGGCTATCTATTTATCAAACACAGTTCAGGTCACTCTGAACTCTATTTCGCTCACAGATCACTGCACGAGCGCCAGTATTTCGAGAGCATTTGACGAACTTGAGGTCACGGCTATGGGCGACACAGCACACAAGTTTGTTAAAGGACTTGAGGCAAGCACTATTACTTTGGATTTCCTCAGTGATACAGCAGCGGCAAACGTAAACGCAACACTGCAAGCAGCTTGGGGTACAACAGTGCCACTTACATTAAAGCAGACAAGCGCAGCTACATCCGCAACTAATCCGCTTTACAGCACAACTATTTTGGTAAATAACACGACCGATATTAACGGTGCAGTAGGAGATATTGCTACACAGTCAATTACATTTACTTGTAACTCACCTATCGTAATTACAACAGCGTAATAAAAAACAAAGGGGCAAACAATGGCTAAGTTAAAAGTAACAAGGGCAGACGGATCAGTAGGAGAATTTCCTATTACTCCGTTAGTTCAGTACGGGTTTGAGATTTACGCTAAAAAAGGTTTTCACAAGGCGTTCATTGAGGATCAAAAACAGAGCGATATTTTTTGGCTAGCTTGGGAGTGCATCCGGCGCTCAGGAGAAGTTGTACCGATGTTTGGAGAAACCTTTATTGAGACTCTACGGACTGTAGAAGTACTCGATGATGACCCGCTCTAGGGCGGGACTCTATAACTCATCTCATCGCTAAGTTGAGTGTGAGGCTAGGAGTTCCGCCACAGGCGCTATTAGAGCTCGATGAAGTGATGTTAAAACACCTGATAAAGGTTATGCAGGATGATGCAAAGGAGGCTAGAGATGCCAGCAACAGTAAAAGGCGGCGTTGAGCTCCGTAAGGCATTGCGTAACTATGCTCCTGAATTAGCTAAGGAGACACAAAAGGAAATAGCAAACGTGCTAAAACCTATTGTTAAAGATGCTAGAGCTCTTATCCCTGCCTCATCGCCTCTCAGTAATTGGGTTAGAACAGGTGGGCGTTTTCCTATCTTTGACCCAACAATTATGCGCCGGGGTATTGGCTATAAAACTACTCCATCAAAACCTAACTCTCGTGGCTTTACCTCACTTGCACAGATACGCAATAGATCAGCCTCCGGTGCGATTTATGAAACTGCCGGGCGTAACGCGCCTAGTAACAAACCCTCAGCTCGTCCTAACTTTTCAGAGGCTTTAGGGCCTTTGCAGGGATCAGGCCGCGATAGAGGCCGCGCTATGTTTGCTGCTTACGAAAAAGATTACGGTAAAGCCACCGCCGCAGTATTAAAGGCAATTAAAAACGCAGGCGATAAATTTAACGCGACAGTAGGCAAACGCTAATGGCCAATGTAGTCATAGATATTGCGGCCCAATTTACGGGTAAAAATGCTTTTAAGCAGGCAGAGACCTCTGCTACAAAACTAGAGAAAAGCGTAGCCAAACTAGGCAAGCAACTGGGTGGACTCTTTGCGGCATCTAAGTTGTACTCGTTTGGTAAAGCCTCGGTTAAAGCCTTTGCGGCAGATGAGAAAGCCGCTCGATCCTTAGCGCTAGCACTTGCCAATACTGGCAATGCTTTTGCTGCTATTGAGGTAGAAAAATTTATAGCAGACTTGCAACGTACTACGGGCGTACTCGATGATAATTTACGCCCAGCGTTTAGGACTTTACTTACAGCTACAGGTGACGTTAAAAAATCACAAGATGCACTAGCACTTGCGTTAGATATTTCTAGCGGCACAGGAAAAGATTTATCGGCAGTCACAGCCGCATTATCAAAGGGTTTTTCAGGGCAGACCACAGCCCTTAGCCGCTTAGGTGCAGGCTTATCTAAAGCCACTTTAGCCTCGGGTGATATGGATGCAATTACACAAGCGCTTACAGATAAATTTAAGGGACAAGCACTAGCGGCAGCGCAAGGTTACTCAGGGCAGATGGATCGCTTAGCTGTTGCATCCGCTAATGCCAAAGAGATTATCGGTAAAGATTTACTGGACTCTATGCAACTAATAGCAGGTAAAGATGGCATAGGCGGCGCGGCTACCGCTATGGAGTCTTTCGCTACGCAGATAGGTAACGCCATCTATGGCATAGGAGTACTTACTGCCAAAATACAGTCATTACCCGGCGCAAGTTTTATTGGGAAGTTTTTAGGAGCTGCTAGTCAGGTATCGGGTATTAACCTTTTATCAAAACTCGGAGCATCATCTAAAGCTGCTAGCGCAGGTACTCCGGCGCAGTCCCCCGGCCAACGCAAGGCCATAGATAAAGCCAATGCCGATGCAATAAAACTTACTAAAACTAAAAACAGTTTATCAAAGATAGATAACTCCAACACTGAGAGAAAACTAAAACTTACTGGAGACCAGTTAGCCCTACAAGAGTTAGAAAAGAAATTTGACGTAGAGCGCGTTGGTTTGTTTGCCGCTCTTAATCAGGCTACCGATGCAGATACTAAATTGCGTTTACTTTCCCTTATTGCTATTAAGGATCAAAACGCCGCGCTAGCAGGGCAAATTGCAAAAGTAGATGAGACTACCGATGCTATGGAGGCTTTTAGACAGGCCATACTTGCATCTATTCGAGCGCTGTTAGATAAAATTGCAGCAGAACAGGCAAAACTTTTTGACTTACTAGGTATAAACAAAGCTGCTCCGAGTGCTGTTATAGGTTCATTTAATGCAGGCTCAGCCCGTATGGGTGAGTCACTAGGCAATATAGCTGCAGGTTTACCTGCTAGTGGGTTATCAGGTTCTATGGGTTTTGGCGATGAGCACTTAGGAGCACTAGCTAGACAAAGCGCAAACGCTACAACAGTTAATTACAATATAAATGCGGCAGGTATTGGCGACCAACAAATAGCCACAGTAGTACAAAACGCTATACAAGAGCTGAACCGCTACGGTAACTCGACTACTTTTGCCGGTGCTCTATGACCGTCCCTACAGTAAACGCAGTTATTAACTTTTCTACTGGTCCTAGCTTTGCTCAAGCAATGATTTTAAACGAGGGCTTACTCGACACAAACGTGTTATCAGATAGCGCTGCCGTTATTGTAGATGTAAGTAATCAAGTAAACAATATACAAATAGATAGAGGGCGTAACGCTCAGGCAGACCAATTCCAAACAGGTAACCTATCTCTACGTATTGTGGATCAAAACGGAGATTTTAACCCTCAAAATGCTAGTGGCCCATATTATGAGCTACTGGATCCAATGCGTAAAGTGCAGATAACTGCTACCTATGCTGGCATCACCTATCCCCTGTTTTCAGGCTTTATCACAAGCTATACAACTACCACACCACTTAATGCAGATGAAGTTGCTTATACAACTATTGCCGCCGTAGATGCTTTTAGATTAGCTCAAAATGCGCAGATTAGTACTGTTGCAGGTGCAACAGCCGGTGACTTATCCGGTACTCGCATAAATCAAATCTTAGATCAAATTGACTGGCCGGCCTCTATGCGAGATGTAGACGCAGGCCTAACTACTTTGCAGGCAGACCCAGGCACGGCTCGTACATCACTAGCGGCTATGCAAACTGTAGAGATTTCAGAATATGGGGCTTTGTATGTAGATGCCAATGGCTCGTTTGTATTTCAAGATCGCAGTGTAACTACTGCAAGTATCGGTGCTACTGCTACGGTGTTTAACGATAACGGTACGGATATTGGCTATGCCAATGCCGTGTGGAGGCTAGACGATACGCTTGTCTATAACTCAGCTAGTGTTACACGCACAGGAGGTACGGCTCAGGTAGCTACAAACGCCGCTAGTATTGAAAAGTATTTTGTACACTCATACAACCAACAAAACTTACTTATGCAAATAGATGCCGATGCGCTCAATTACGCACAGGCTTACGTAGCCTCACGAGCCGAAACCTCTATTAGATGCGATGCAATAGAGCTGGACCTTTATACAGATAACTACAACGCAGGCATTATTGCGGCTTTAACTCTCGATTATTTTGACCCGGTAACAATTACAACAAATCAGCCGGGAACCTCAACACTCACAAAAACTTTACAGGTGTTTGGCGTAAGGCACTCAATTACGCCTAACAGTTTTAAAACTGTATTTACAACCCTTGAGCCTATTATCGACGGGTTCATACTAAACTCAACCCTGTACGGCGTACTAGATACCGGCGTATTGGCTTACTAAGGAGAATAAAATGGCAGCAGGACAAGGTTTTAAAACCTTTACCGTAGGGGAGGTTTTGACCGCCTCGGACACAAACGGTTATTTAATGCAAGGCGTTAATGTGTTTGCTACTTCTACAGCTCGTGACGCTGCAATAACGTCACCGCAGGAGGGACAGTTTGCGTATTTAAAAGATACAAATGTAACTACTTACTACACAGGCTCCGCTTGGGCTAACTTAGATACCACAGGTATGACTAACCCAATGACAACAACTGGTGACACGATTTACTCATCCAGCGGATCAACACCAGCGCGTCTTGGAATTGGTTCAACTGGTCAAGTCTTAACCGTTGCCGGTGGCATACCATCGTGGGCGAGTGCAGCGTCCTCATCTCAAAACTGGACTTTAATAAATACCGGTGGCACTGCAATGAGTGGTTCAGCGGCTATACAAATTAGCAGTATTTCAGGGGCAGACAAAATTATGGTTGTAATTTTGCAAGCAAGTAGCACAGGAAATTACAAGGTAGGTGTGCGTATAAATAACGATAGTACTGCAAACAATTACAACCATTCGGGCGGTTTATTGACGACGGCAACTTCGTACGCAACAAGCATCTTTGACATTTATTCAAATGGAAATGGTGCTTTTAACGATCAAATAAGTGTAGGAAAATTAGCAACTTCGGGAACTTCTCAACAGACATCAACAATTTTTATTGACGGCGGCAATTCATCAGGAATTAAGCCTTTTAAGATTTTCACAGGAACATCAGGCGGCGTAAATGGACAACACGTCGCGAGCGGTGGATGGTACACAGGAACAAGCACCATCAGTTCAATTAGAGTTCTTTGCGATGATGAGGCGACAAACTTTGACGCAGGCACACTCTACGTCTTTAAGTCAGCATAGGGGGAAATAATGAAAATAGGACATACAGAAATAAACGCTGAAACAGGCGAGGAAACTTTTACCGAGCGTGAATTAACGGCGGCTGAAATACAAGCTCGACAAGCTAGAGAGGCTGAGTCTGCACAAGAGTTAGCAACTGCAGAGGCGGCAAATGCGCAAAAAATTGCAATACTTCAGCGCCTCGGACTTACCGAGGATGAGCTAAAAACTATCTTGAGCTAATGCAGACAAGCTATAACGGCTGGCCTGCCTCAAAAGATCCGGACGAGATTAAAATAACTAGCTACAAGGTAGAGGGCACAAACCTCAAGCTACGATGCGCTGAGGGTTGCGGCCCATTACTAGCAGGCTTTACTGCCGAGTTTAATACTCTTATCGAGCCGGTAGAGGGCGGCGTATTCGATGACTGGTCATACGCTTACAGGATGGTTAGAGGTAGCGAGGACAAACTGAGTTGCCACTCCTCGGGTACAGCTATAGATCTTAATGCGACTAAACACGCGCTAGGTAAAATTGGTACTTTCCCTAATGAAAAGGTGCCAATGATCCGTGCGCTCGCTAAAAAATACGGCCTCAAGTGGGGCGGCGATTACGTAAACCGTAAAGATGAAATGCACTTTGAGGTAGCAGTGACTCCGGCTAAAGCGGCCGAGTTAATTAAAAAGTTAGGACTCAAATAATGCCAAGTACAGCGCAGGTAACAGTAACTACTACAGCCGCCGTTGTAGTACCGGCTAAAATTGGAGATCAGAGCGTTTATCTACACTCCTCGAGCGGTACACTTTATTTAGGTGGCCCTGATCTAACTACCTCTAACGGATACAAGTTAGATAACGGCGACAAACTTTCAATGATGGTGGGCGACCACGAGGCTCTATACGCTATTACGGCAAGTGGCACTGCTAACTTGTTTGTGATGATACAAATAAACTAAGGGCAGAAACGAGGAAACAATGACTGAACAACTCAAAGCTGCAGGGCTTT